GACAGGAGAGAAACATGAGTTCGCGAATGCGAAGGACTTTAAAAATTGGTTGCCAAGTGGCTGCATTCTTGTCGGGCATAACTTCATTGCTTATGATCTGGTTATGCTCAATCGCCATTGGAAGACCTCTATTGGTGTCGGCTCAGTGGTTGATACATTTGTTCTTAGTCAGCTTTACAATCCAAGTTATTCAGGCGGGCATTCTCTTGAAGCTTGGGGTGAGCGACTAGGTCATCCGAAAACAGAACACGAGGACTTCTCATGTCTTACTCGCGAAATGTTAGAATACTGCGCCAACGATACCTCGCTGACGGCAATCTTGTTTTGCCGCCTATCTCAGCGTATGCGACAGTATTCGTTTACGGAGCATGGCGCAGAGATAGAGCATCTTGCTTGGAACATCGTCCAGAACAAACAGAGGCGTAACGGTTTCCCGTTCGACTACAAGCGGGCACACGAACTCTACACGACACTCCGTGAGCGTGAGGAAAAATTAAGGAAGGAAATTCATGAGTTATGGCCACCTAGACTCATCCCGGTTGGAGAGTATAAATCGGGTCTTAAGCGCGATGGAAGCCACAATGCTCAGTATCTCCGACATAAGGAACAGTTCCCGAAACTCGAATGGCTGGACGACGGAAGATATCGGGCGTATGATTGGGTTGAGTTTAACCTTGGAAGTCCGAAGCAAAGAATTGAGAAACTTCTTGAGCTAGGATGGGAGCCAACTCAGTTCACTAAGCGGACACCACAAGGAGGCGGAGGCAATCCGAAGGTCGATGAAGACAGTCTTATCGCATTCGCAGAGAGTTCGGGTAAGGCAGAAATCGCTGCTCTCGCGAAATGGATCGTTATTAACTCACGAGCAAATATGGTTGCCACATGGATGGATGCCTACAGACCCGACACTAAGGCAATACATGGTCGGCTCTTTATTGCGAGTACCCTCCGCTATCGGCATTCCCACCCTAATTCAGCTAACATCCCTGCGGTCAGAACAGAGAAAGACGAGAATGGCGAAGATCAAATCCTTCGCGGCGAAGACGGCGCGTGGACTTATGAATGTCGTGATCTGTGGACTTGTGGTGATCCTTCTCGTTGGTCTCTCGTGGGAATTGATGGAACTGGAATCCAGAATCGATGCCTTATTCACCATCTCATCTCGACTGTAGGTGAGGATGAAGTCCGTGAGTTCAAAGAATTAGCACTTCGTGGAGATATCCACAAGCATAACATCCGTGTCCTAGGACTTGCTAACAAAGCTGCGGCTAAGAAGTTCTACTACACGTTGATGATGGGCGGACAGGGCAGGCGTCTGGCAGCAGACCAAGCCCAGTTCGGAACCAAGATGACGCCCGAAGAAGGGACTAGGCTCCGCGAGGAAATGATCGCGAGTATGCCCGGCTTCGGTAGTCTCATCGCGAGGCTGGAAGAACAGCTTCGGAAGACAGGACGCATCACGCTCTGTGATGGAACACCCATACTCGTCCCCTCCCCCCACATGGCTATCCCCTACCTTCTTCAAGGGGATGAAAGCCGACTGATGAAGAAGGCTATGATCCTTGTCGATCTGGAAATCCGGAAAGCCGGGTTGCAGAAAGACGTACTGAAGGTAGCCGATATCCATGATGAGTGGCAGTTTGTAGTAAGGAACGAAGTCGTTGAGCAATTCATTCGCCTATCTCTCCCTTGTTTCCCTCGTGCTGGTGAGAGTTTCGGCTACAAGATACTTATCGAGGGTGACGCAAAGGTAGGTAAGACATGGGCAGAAACCCATTAAATAGTACTTGACATCCTGTTAATATATGGTATAATACTTCTATACCTTGTAGGTATTGTTAGGAGAATGTGTTGAATAAAGCAGTTGAATTTACTATCCGTGGTACCATCGATTGGTGCAAACTTCTCGGAGAAGCCCGACCTTATACCGGCGACCCGAAGTTCAATAAGGGTCCGACTTGGTCGGTTGAAATCAACCCTAACGAGGAGTCGCGGAAGAAGCTAGCCGAGTACGGTCTTGACGAAAAGCTCAAGATGGACAAGGCTAAGAAGAAGGACGGGACACCTACTAAGAACCCCCGTTCGTACGACTATCTACGTCTCACTATCCTTGAGAATCTTCCGAGCGGCAAGAAGATGAAGCAGCCGGAGGTTAAGGACGCCAGTGGCGCTCTATGGAACCAAGAGACAGAAATCGGTAACGGTTCCGTTGCAGACATCCTAGTTCGTTATGTCGATTACGGCACGACGAAGGGTCTGTACTTCAAGAAGATGCGTGTACTCAAACTTGTTCCATACGAGGGCGGCACGGACTTCGAGCCGCTGTCTGAAGACGACGAATTCTTCGCTAGCTCTGAGAATGATGTCGATAACGAGCCGGGTTCCGGCGAGTTGATGACCAACGGTCTAGACGACATTCCTGAGTAACACAGGTGGTCTGGCATGTGCCGTGACATGCTCGTTGTGGTCCCGAGACGTAAATCGGGACAGCATATTAGAAAGAGGCATATGAACGACAACAACGCGATGCCAAAAGGCGTCCATGAACTCCCTCGCAGCTATGACATCTACGCCACCCTTAAGCAGGAGCGTCAGTACCAGACTGCGAAGTGGGGCAATGAAGCTGACGACACGATGAATACCCCGAATGATTTCGTTAGCTATATCAGTAATTACTCGACTAAGTGGTTTCCGGGCGGGTTTGCTCCATATGATACCAAGACTGTCGATGAGTTCCGTATCTCGATGCTTAAGACGGCTGCTCTAGCTATTGCAGCAGTTGAGTCGATTGACCGTCAGCGCGAAGAGGCGGGTCACACATTCTATGAGGTCTGTAATTAATGTTTGGATGGTTTTTGAAATCTCAGCCACTGTTTTCTGTCAAGGTTACCAAGACTGAACAGCACCCTCTTGGCCTAGACGATCACGAGTTTGGTGAGTCGGTTGACGGAACCGCTCGTATTCGTCAGATGAAGAATGGGAAGTTTCGCCTTCTCGTAAATCAGAACGAGGTAGTCGGTACTTATTCTCGGAAGCGTGACGCCATTCGTGGCGCTATGCGGAAGGGTCTGACTGTTCTAGGAGAAGCCAATTGACTGCAATTGTAACTGTAGAAGCCAAGGATGAAATTCTTATGGTTAGCTCCAATGGCTTCACCAAGGAGTTTAACGAAGACGGAACGCTGAAGTCTTCTCATTCTAACTCTTCGTTGGTTCGTCTTGAACCCGGCCAGAAGGGCACATATTCTGTCTACAAGGGTGCCAGCCTTAGCGTCCGGGTGGCTAGTAAATATGACCTGAAGCCCCGCAAGGAAGCTTCTAACTCTGACGATGAAGTTGGCATTGAAGAGGCGCTTGATTTCTAATGGACCCTAGTACTCTCCCTGAGGACATCTATCGTGTCCTAGACGAGAGGAACGATCACGAAGTCTCCGAAGAAAACGTCGAATGGGCGGGGGAGGTCTTCATGGACCTCCTCCGTACTCGATTGAAAAAGAAAGAGCAGAAGGTAGGGGAGAAGTCCCTTAGGTTCTCGGCACTCGGAAAACAGGATAGGCAGATATGGTATGCCGCCAACAAACCGGAATGTGCAGAACCGCTTCAGCCGAAACAGAATTTTAAGTTCCTATACGGCGACGTCCTTGAAGTCCTTCTGCTTTTCCTAGCTAAGGAAGCAGGACATGAAGTCACTCACGAACAATACGAAGTCGAAGCAGACGGAGTCAAAGGGCATATGGATGCCTGTATCGACGGCGTACCTGTGGATTGCAAGTCTGCTTCTTCTTTCGGCTTCGACAAGTTTCAGTCAGGGTCGTTTATATTCGATGACCCATTCGGCTATATCAAGCAACTGTCTGGTTAAGCCCATTCGATAGAAAAGACTGATCGTGCTGGCTTTCTAGTTGCTGACAAAGTCCATGGAGATATCTGTTTTGCAGAAATCGACAATTACACTATTAAGGCAAATCCTCCGAAGCCCAGAGTACAAGAACTTCGAGAGGTGGTCGCATCGGCAGTTCCTCCAGCTCGCTGCTACAGAGATGTTCCTGAAGGGAAATCTGGAAATAGAAAGCTTTCTCTCGGATGTTCATACTGCGCTTTCAAAGAAGACTGCTGGAAAGATGCCAATGGCGGAAGAGGGCTAAGGAAGTTCATCTACGCGAAGGGTCCTGTATGGCTCACGAAGGTGGTGAAGGAGCCTAAGGTTGACGAAAGCGCGTGAATACCATCTCCTTCGAAAGTACGGGATAACAGAAGAACAGTATGAAGAACTCCTCGCTGAACAAGAGGGCTGTTGCGCTGTTTGCAAGCAGCACCACACTTCGTTCCCCCGGAAGCTGGCGGTTGACCACAATCATCGAACGGGAGAAATCAGAGGGTTGCTCTGCACCTATTGCAATCACAGGTTGGTGGGGAGGCATACTGACCCTGAATTACTACTTTCCGTTTCTGAATACTTAAGGAAAACTACGGGACTGTTTGTCCCCAAAAAGAAAAGAAGGCGGGTAGCTAAGTCTGCCAGAAAGCCTCGAAAGGAAAGAACATCTCGTGGTAAAACTGCCAGACCAAAACGTCCTAATTCTAGACATCGAGTGGAAGCCAACTAAGGCTTATGTATGGGGGCCATTCAAACAATACATCTCTGATCCCGCGATAATTGAAGACGGCGGCTTACTCTGCGTCGGATTGAAATGGTTAGGCAAGCCGGGCGTGATGGTGTTCTCCGAGTGGGAGCACGGTCATGAAGAGATGATTAAGCTCACTTACGAGCAAATGGAGAAGGCCGACGTCATCGTCGGATTTAACTCCGATAAGTTCGATCTTCCGAAGCTCCTAGGCGAAGGCGTCCTTCACGGTATCTCTCCTGTCGCTCCTACGACTTCAATCGATCTCTACAAAGCAGTCAAGAAGTTCGGATTTTTTAGAAGCAGCTTAGGTCACGTTGCTCCCTTCCTCCGCATTGGAAAGAAGATCGAGCATGAGGGAATGGCTCTGTGGGTAAAGGTAATCAATGGCGACGAATCCGCTCAGCGAAGAATGGCAAGATATTGTGGACAAGACGTCCGACTTACTGAGCGACTATATCTCAAAATTCGACCATATATCCGAAATCACCCTCACTTGGGTAAGACCGGACATGACCAATGCCCCTCATGCGGAGGCTCGCATTCTCACAGTCGAGGAACAGTCAGAACCCGTGTCTTCAAGAAACAGCGGCTTCAGTGTCAAGATTGTGGGCATTGGTATTTTGGAAAGCAGTCAAAAATCTAATGGACGAGCAGGTTTTCACACCCCTACTGGACAAGTGGGACAGAAGGTGGATGAAAGCAGCCCACGAGACAGCGAGCTGGTCAAAGGACCCCTCGACGAAGGTAGGGTGCGTAATCGTCGAACCCGAAAGCCAAAGAAGGACGGGTGAGGGATTCAATGGCTTTCCGCGTTTTATGTCTGATGACCCTGCTCTCTACGCTGATCGCGAGACTAAGTATGCACGGACACTTCACGCTGAACTGAACGCAGTTTTATTCGCCAAGAAGACAGAAGGATGTACAGCTTATGTCACACACCCACCTTGCACAGCTTGCAGTCTTGTTCTTATTCAGTCTGGTATTAGTCGTGTCGTGGCACTACGACCAAGCAATGATCTCCTCACTAGGTGGGAAGATTCAATCAAAAAGGCCAAAGGCTTCTTCGACGAAGCCGAAGTAGAATATGAGTTAGTGGATGGATGAACGTCTTAAAAGAGTAGCTGACTTCTTTGAAGGGTGGGAGCTTATCCAGCTACTGGATATCCCTGCCAATGATATCCTTGAGGCGTTTTGTGACGAGATTGAGGACAAGCTAGAAGCGCTAGAAGAGATTATGGAGTTTCATGACTAAGTGTCTGTATCTAATAGGCTCGCTTAGAAACGAGCGAATACCTGAACTCGGTAAGAAAATAAGAAAGGATAACCCCGATTTTGAAGTTTTCGATGACTGGTATTCTGCGGGACCTGAAGCAGACGATTGTTGGAAAGCCCATCAACAATCTAAGGGTCTCAATTACCGAGAAGCTCTTAACGGCTATGCGGCGAAGAACGTCTTTGACTTTGACAAACGCAACTTGGACCGCAGTTCTCATGCTCTCCTTGTCCTCCCTGCTGGCCGTAGCGGGCACATGGAAATCATGTATGCTTGCTATGGTGTTGGGGCTAGGACTGCTATTCTTCTAGACGAGACTGACGACCGTTGGGACGTCATGTATCAATTCATCCCTTCTATTCTTCACTCAGAGAAAGAGATCAATAATTGGCTGACATCGATGCAACCCTCGAAGAAAGGGGAACGCGCTATGGTTCGTTCAAAGAGCATGCAAAGATCAGTCAGTCCATCGTTAGGGCTATGGCCGATTCTTCCAACTGGTCTAGACTAGACGATGACATGCGGGAGGCATTTCATATCATCGCCAATAAGATGGGACGAATACTTAATGGCGACCCTTGGTATCACGACAGTTGGCACGATATCGTGGGCTATGCAAAGCTTGTAGCCGACAGACTAGAACAAGAAGCCGGAGGAACTGGCCAAAATGATCGACACCGAGGTGATGGCTGAGGGGTGGGAAGATGATATCGACCTCCCCGAAGAGGCCGAAGACGATATCTTCACTGAGATATACGTCGAGACTGCGACTTCGCTGATTTACGAAGTCCATATGTTCGATACCTTCTGTCTTGTCCGCCCTGCTTCTCCTAATATGTATGCGGGTGTCAGAAAGCTATCGCATCTAGCGTTCTCGAAGGAGTTCCATGAGTTCCTAGGAGACCCCGAAGAAGTCAGGAATTATCTCAGAAGCGCGAATATCGATTTCGTGGTTGAGTGATGAATATTCATTATTACGACGACAAGACTCGAAGGAAGATCAGAAGGTTAGAGAAAGAGAGGAAAGATGGAGACAAGAGAACAGATCGTAAGCAAGCTTATGGCAGAAAGCGAAAAGCTTCAGTACGACAAAGACGATCCTCAGAGGATTTATGACGCTTCAGAGAAAGCCACTCAATCTTTCGTTTCCCTCCTAGGGCTGATAGCTGAATTCAGGGATGAAATCCAGAAGCCTGTCGATGAAGACTCGGCTGACACCATGAAGCAGATTAGGCAAGACCTAGTCACGATGTATGCCGATACCCTAGTCAATCTACACAAGATAGGAGCGGTGTTCAGGATTTCCGGAGAGGCATTTGATCGGACAGTAGAATACCTAAGCGGGCCAGAAGAAGCACCGCTAGTTATGGCTGGACTATGAGATATCTGAAGTCCAAAATCTAGATACTAAAAAGGCCCGTCAGGATGTTCTCCCGGCGGGCCTTCTTTTGTCTTCAAGACGAGTTATTTATCGCATAGTATTCCATCTGCGAATTCGAAGTGATAGCTGACTTCTACGCTCCCTCCGGTGACTAGTCCATGAGCGTATCCCCAGATATCCATGACCGGTCCACCTGAAATCCCCGGAGCCTGATAGCCTAGAAATTCTCTAGCGTGGGCTACGACCATCCCGTCGTCGAACTTGAAGTCCTTCCCGGTATACTTCTTCGTGGCAGTCAGGACGTTGTTACGGATTATTTCGTGGTTCTGTTCAAACCCTGATATTCCGTAGGCTAGATATTGCTCCCCGGTCTTGAATCTCTCGCAGGAAATATTGATGTAAGGGATGTCGATAGGGAGAGTAGGGCCGGTTACTAGTACTAGATCATGTGGCTTATCCCTTTTATAGACCTTCAGCGGCGAGCCGCTTTCTACATCACGGCAGCCGGTGCCACCGTCCATGACGTGGTTGGCAGTAGCCATTATCTTGTCGCCAATTAGAAACCCTGAGCCAGTCCAGTGATCGCAACGGATTTGCCTGATTGCTGAGATGTCTACAGCAGGAGGACGCGTAATGTCTGTGATGAAATCGGTAGGCGTTGGAGTGGAAACGAGAGTCAACGCAACAAGCAAATTAAGCATCTTAACCGATGTATCCTTCCTGTAGTCCTTTAGCGAGTTTACCATTTACTTTCACAAGACATTCAGCTCTAGTAACGAGGTTGTCATGATTGACGTCAAGTCCGGCATTCTGCCGAAATGTAGTGGGTGTCTTCGCCCTATCGAAAAGAACGAAGCTATCTGGTTGGTTAACCCCCTTGGGCCAAAGTATGGCCATATACAAGTCGCCAAGGTTGTGGAGGCGACCAGCGTAGGGCTTGAAGTACTCGTATACAAACCGCAGTTGATCCTCTGCGGTCATTGCACCAAGAGCCGCGACGCTTGTACCAAGACTCTTCGCCGTCGCTGGCATGAATTGAATGAGGCCGGTTGCACCACTACCGGCAGCGTTCTTGATTGAAGGCGAGAATGTTTCACCGCTTTCCCACGCCATACAGGCCATTAGGTCATTGGCATTACAGCCAAGCGAGTCGGCTATCCATAGAACTCGCGCCTTAAACGTAGGAGATACCTTTGCGCCCCACGCAATTTCGCGATCAGTTTCTTGCTGTTCTGTGGGTAAGTTTTGCTGGTTCGCTAATTCTTCTTGTAGTTCTTTTCGGGCTTGCTCTAGCCACTGAATGGCTGCATTGATGGAGTCTAGAATGGCCATGGAATACCCAAAACTTTCTTCTGAGGAATGGCTATGGGGGTCACAGTGGACGTCGCAGGAACTTGCCCTAATGGCTTGCTATCGGGGACTCCCTTTATCTTTTCCACGGCTCGCATCGTTCCAAAGCCAAGCATCCCAGTTACTAGAGCCATCAATTGACCGGTATCTAGTACGGGGAAGGTTCCGCTGTAATGGAAGATAACCTTAGCGATCCAGTCAGCGAAGGGCTCAACTACGAAGGAGTAGCCTAGACCGACAGCACCGATCCAGCCCACTGCTGGTCGCCAACCAGCGACGAACATATTCGCGCTCTTGGCTTCCTCGGTATTAGTCCCTATCTGTCCAAGCATCTCTGCATGGGCACGAGCGTTTTCTTGATCTGCAAGAGTGGCAAGATCGAGTTGAAGCTTCGCCTTCATGGCAGGATCAGGGATAGCCTTGTCGACTACCTTTCCTACGATACCGATGATATCTAAAAGAGGGAAACCCATTACTTACCTCCAAAAAAATGGAACACTTGGGTGATAAACCCTACAATCCCTGTGCCAATCAGGGCTGACGCCAACCAGAATGCGCCAGCTCCCTTGTATCGGAGTTGGAGAAGCTGATCGAGCTTCCCGTCCATCTTATCGACTTTCTCTTCTAGAGCTGATAGTCTTACTTCCACAGCGGTGATACGCTCCACTTCTGTCATTCTACTCATTGGAAGTCCTTCAACGATACAGTATTCGTTTTACCGAAGTCTGAACCATCGATTGCGAAGTCAGACATTTTAACTGTCTGTCCACCCTTCTTCTTCGGGGTGTACGTCTGGACACCAACGCCGAGGGCGTTAGGAGCAGCGGTCAGCAGCCCCTTGGCTCCTAGGTCTTGGTATGCCTGATACGTATCCGATACGATCAGGGGAGCGAAGAGGTTGACAGCCTCGCTCTGTAAAGTCAGAGGATTACCGACAGGATCAGAGCCCTGAAGTAGTCTAGTGACTTCAGCCGCGTTTGGTGCCTCTTTGTTCTCGAAGAATCGGTAGACGATATCCTTCCTAGTCGTCGGCTTGTAGGCTCCCTGATCGACACCCGGCAGATGCTTCCTGATGAAGTCAGGCACCCATCCGATGTTACGGACAACGCCGTCGTTGATGCCCTTCTGCTGTCCAGTAAGAAACTGGGCATAGAAGCGGACATAAGGCTGGAAGCCACCGGTTACATCGAAGCGGGTGTTGCCGACCTTAATCTTAGCGAAGTCAGACGACCTCGGGTCCATCTCGACATCAGCACCGGCAGCACCGGCGAGTCCTAGGATTGACATCACCGTAGAGGCGTAGATCAGTCCTGACTTAGCAGCTTCTTTACGAACTTCCGGATGGAGGCCGACATAGAAGCCGGGATTAAGCAGTTGGATACGAGAAGCCATAAGCTTCGGTGAGAATAGGACGTTACTGAGAATTTCAGCATTCCTACTCATGATTCTAATCGTTCCACGACCCGTTGCTGCATTAATGAATCGGGCAGCAGATTTCAGATAGTCGGGATCATCAATGAAGTCGATGCCGAGTTCGTCGCCTTTCCGGACGAAGTCGTCGAAGACGTCGGCACGGACCTTATTAAGGAAGGCGAGATAGGCTCTTTCGGAGTGACGGACGCCCGGAATCTTCTCAGCGAACTGAGATACAAAGGCTTCTTCACGCTGTAGAACTCCACCACTAGCCTTAGTAGTTTGTAGTCCAGCGCGGTTCATCAATTCATAGGTAGGACGATTGAAGATTTCATCCTGTATCTGTTGGAAGTGGCCTTCAGAGAAGAACGACTTGAACATCCCCGGCATCGCCTTCCAGAACTCTTTCCTTCCGACAAGGAACATTCCCTGACGAAACGGAGCCGAGAAGTCGAAGCTAGCCTTCAGTGTTCTAGGGATGCCGAGGATATTAGCCGCTAGGTTAGGAACCGATCCTTCGATGTAGTTTAGACGACCGCTTTCGTCTTCGAGCAGCGCCCGCCAAACCTTCATCTTCTGCGGCATCGCGGTAGCTAGAAGCTCTACCTCACGAGCCGTAGGTATTTCACCGTAGTCAGCACCTAGGAGTTTGTTAAGGGCCTGCTGAGCCTGAACGGTTTCATAACCTTCCAGAGCGGGAGAGTTCTTAACGATGTCGTACATCTTGTCGATCTCGTCCTGAGTGAACTGATCTCTGATCGACTCGATCTTAGGACGTCCCATCGAACCCTTCAGGGCAGCGAGTTCGGAGTAGAACCCGGCTTCGCCGCCTTTCTTCTTTCTGGTGGCATAAACCTGTGCAAGACGACGAGCACGTTCCTTAGCTAGGATTTCCTCTGCCTCCCGACGGAGGGGAGTTGTCTGATCTAGAACGTCGCCGAGTTTATCGAGAACGAGTTTCTTATCGGTCTTAATGCTGCGGAGGTCTTCTCCCTCTTCGTGTCCTTCGGGGGATTTCACGGGAGGTTTGCGATTACGCATTTCTGGCGTCTGAGTGCCAAACGTTCCCGATGAAGCAGGCGGGTTAGTATCACGAGGATACAAGTCAGGGAATCTATCGGCGGTGTCGGCCTTAACTATAGCATCCTGCTGCTCCTTGGAAAGCTGCTTCCACTCCGGATCAGTGTATTCAAGGAGACTTTTAGTAGGATCAATCGAGACATCTTCATTTAGATTAGCCGGTTCATTGGGTTCTATGGACGCCCTAATCGGCTGTACTGAGTCTACGACATCCGGCTTATCCGCAACAGGCGGAGTAAGCTTAGCGATAGAAGTGTTCAGACTATCGATGTTATCTTGAATTCTATCTTTCTGGGATCGATTCAACTTCTCATCGAAGTCTTCTAGAATGCCTTGGAGGTTATCACGAGCTGAAGTGATATACGGAAGATGCTGTTCTGTAACATGCCCGGTATCGATTCCACGATTAATTCTATCGGCGATATCGAGGTTCTCGTCGATGACACCGTCATTCATGGCATCTTCTTTAGCCTGACGGGCATCAGCGATATTTACTACAGGAGCAACATCGGCCAGTTCATCAGAAGGCATACGACCAGTAGCCTCGGGATCGTTCATGATCGAAGCAATCTCGTCCGGATGAATTGGAGGAACGCCCTTCGTACGAACAGATGTATCGTAGTGGTCGAGGCCCTTGGCTAGATAGTCTCTTGTTTCACTCGGAAGATGCTTCCACCAGTCACCGCTGTATTCAGCAACGAGACTGTCTACACGTCCCGACCCTGCGTTATAAGCGGCAAGAACCTTAGTGGCGTCACCTTCATACTTATGGTTCAGAGCAGCGAGAAGCTGGCGACCGACACGGGCACGATCAGCCTCGGTCTTACCGTTCCAAGGACGGATACCGAAACCGGGGTCACGGGCGGTATCGTCCATGACCTGCATCGGCCCCTTGGCTCCCTTAGGAGAAACCTTCGGATTGGCTTCTGTTCCACCGCCCTCTAGGTGTAAGACGGTGTCAAGCAAGTCACCGAAGTTCGGCATCTTGCCGCCAGCACTGATGCGGAGAGCAGAAGCAGCACTTTTGACGCCCTTTACGACAGCTTCACCGCCGCCCTGTAGTAGCGAGCCACCAGCGGCAGTCGTCAAGACTTCTGCTGGATCGACCCTATCACGAACGCCCTCGCGAACGTCATACAACTGTTCAGCTAGATCACTGGCACCAGAGACTCCACCCATCGCAAGAATGCGAGCTAGAGCGGTAGAACCTAGACCCGGAACGGCGTAAGTTGGGTTTACATCGCCAACTATATTACCGACAACCTCAGCTGCCTTCGCAGTAACTTTCCCGCCAGTTGAACGGCGACGTTGCTCATCCGACATCCGGAGATCGCGAGAGGCATGAGACTCTTTAATTTCAGCAGCCCGCTGCGCTTGGTTCTGTCGGATAGTGGCTTCTACCTGAGCAGGAGACTGATTATGATCTGAACCATATTGACGGATAAGATCGTTCTCACGCTCTGCCTCGTTTCCTCTAGTAAGAGGATTATTAGCCAGGGCATCGACGATAGAATCTTTCAAAACTTCCCATGCAGAACGGGGCGGCGAAGCACTAATGCTTGCACCACCGGAATGCTTATTAGCGAAGTCCTTCCAATACTTCTCATTAGGAATGCCGAAATCTGAAAGGTCTACGGTAGGTAGATCAGTCATTAGAAACGTCTCGTTTCGTTATCACTTAACCTGAACCTCTCCTGCCGGAGTCCAGTTATCACTGCCGTTGTCATTCTTTCCTGTATGGATATAGAGATAATGCTTACCACCGTTAGTGACTAGAAGCTTCGTTCCGTCCTTACTGATTACTCCCGGTCCGTACTTAGTCATAAGTGAACGGGCCTGAGGTTTAGGAGCGGGATTCTCATGACGGGCATTACGCCCCTCTTCATTCGTTGCAGCCTGAGCTTCTGTCGCACGATTATGACGACCAGTCTCACCCAGTCGGACATCGGCTTGGTCAAGGCGACGATCACTGCGCTTAAGGCTTTCCTGCTTGGCAACAGGGATTTCGCCATAGCGGATGGTATCGATATCGATTTGATTGGCATCAGTAGGAATACTATCGGCGATATCAGAGAAGCCCTTACCGGTGGCATAGGTTTTTGCCCGTTGGATAATTCTAGCCTTAGTGGCATCATCCATCTTAGGAGTAATCGTTCCTAGGAGGCCAGCAACCCTGTCACGGACAGTCTCTTCAAGTTTTAGATCGAACACCTTATTCTGTCGATCTAGACTGCCCTGCTGACGCTTGTCATCGATCAACTTTTCCATCAACGTCTCAGCCAGTTGTGGTTTGAACTGAGCGATACGACGGATGATTTGTGCCCGATTGGCCTCAATGCCACCCGGATTGTCTAGACTTTCGAGCATCGCGCTAGACAGATTACGCTCATCATTGCCTCTGCCAAGGGCATTTCCTAGGAAGAAATTAGCGATACCAGCTAGGGCCGATAACTTGTGGGCTTTCCAAGGATCGCCCTTGATATCGATAGGCGTATTGTCAGGTGCGATAGAATCAGCTATGTTCTTAGGACTTGTATCGTCATAAGGAGTATAGGCATTGTCCGGTTGTGCGGGTGCAGCCTGAGGAAGATCGGGCATCTGTGGAGCCTGTGCTGGCTCTTGTGGAGATGCGTAATCGGACATGTTAGAATACAGGTCGGCATTAGGCATACCGGATAGCAGCGACGCCAACGGATCATTAAATAGCTGCACCGGCTGTGTCGGAGATGCAGGCTTATACCCGCCCTTCTGCTTAGCCATGTCCTGAGAGATTGAGTTCAGAAGGTCTTCG